CTCTTGCCGGAAACAGCAACTACTGGTGAACTTCACCTTACATTCCCACAGAACTTCATTGTTGGAATTAAGCGCGATATCACCGTATACCGCACATTCATCCCCAAGAAGGACTCAATTGAGTACACACTCTACATTCGTGTAGGTTGTGCAATTGAAAACCTTGACGCCCACGTTGTTGTACATAACATTGGAATCGGTGGAACAGCAGTAACGTCTTCACAGACATCTACTTCTGGTGCCCTCGCAAGCCCCACATCAGTTACAAAGTGGAAGCAGTCCAGCGTCGTCTGATAGTCTCACTATCACAGTTAAGAGAGGGATATATTCCCTCTCTTTTCTGTTTTCTGGTATACTGGACGTAAAGAGAAAGGTGTAAAAATGTCATTTGAATCATTAAAGATCAACGAACTTCGCGCGGTCGCGGAGAACTTTGGCGTTGATCTAGAGAGTGCAAAGTCTAAGGTAGCGATAATTGGAATCCTTGAAGAAGAGGGTGTAACCTATGACCTATATGAAAGATTTGCTCAGGTTGAAAAAGAAGACCCCCTAGATATGATAGAGGCTGATTATGTTGCCGGTGATGCGCTAAAGGTTCTGGATGCCGATGGTCAGAATACGGTATTAGTAAAGATGGATCGTCAGAATGGTCTATATCAAACTGCTGGCTTTACATTCACCCGTGATCATCCATTCGTGGCAATGACAGAGAATCAGGCACAGTTCATTTTTGATACAGAGAGCGGGTTCAGACTCGCTACACCAAAAGAAATTCAGGAATATTATTCCTGACCGGAGGCGTTTTAATTGCATGAAATTTTTACCAACACATTCCATAAGAATGAGATAATCCTATATAAGAATAATACTCCTACTAACCCAGATAGTACACCAACGGTAAAAGTTTATAATGCTGATACTGATGTACTTATTGAAAGTGGTTCGGCGGTTGCTACGGGAGACACTGGAGAATTTTATTATCAAATTACTCCAAGTTTATCTAGCGTAGATAGAGTTTTAAGGATTGAATGGAACTATAGTTTTAGTTCCTATGCGGTAAAAGATAATAGTTATGCTGCCGTTGTAACTCCATACGCTACACTGTCTGACATAATCTATGAGTTGAACTTGGGCAAGTCTCCATCAGATGAGAACTATGTAGAACCTGAGCAAGTTCTATTCGCAGAAAGACTTGCAAGAATTCAGATTAATAATATTTGTATGCAGACATTTAACAAACGGGACGGTCAACAAACCGTATACGGAATTGGAACTGATGCCTTATTCCTAACAGAAAAAATGTTAACCCTAGACTCTATCTATGAGAATGAATTCTTGGTATACCAAAAGTCTCCTTATTACAATACTATGAGCGACTACGACCTTTTCTTGAGTGACACTGGCAAGACAATCCTTATAGCATCTCAGCCAAATCAAGCAATTAATAGAGCGTTTGATCCATTCGATGCCTCAAAGGACAGATTTGTTAATGGAAAGAGGTACACTGTCAGCGGAACAATAGGATGGCAGAATGTTCCTCAAGATATTCGTGCGGCAACCGTATTGTTAGCAGGAGATATTCTCTCAAGAGACTATCAATGGCGAAACAAGTATTTGAACAAGGTTAACCTCAGCGAGATAACATTTGATATAAATTCAGCCGCCTTCGTTGGAACTGGAAATGCTATTGTAGACTCCATTCTTGACACATATAAGAATGTCGGAATCGTGATCATATAATGTATTTGAATAATTCATATATCTCAACTATCATGAATATGAAGGTTGATATATACAAGCAGGAGAATACTCAAAATCCCAATACTGGATCTATAGAAAGACATTGGGAGTACATAAAAACTGTCAGGTGTCTAATAGAACCTTCTAAATCAAGTGGAACATCTACTAGTGCCGATGGAAAACAATTTACCAATGGTGTTGTTGGATATAGAGAAACAATGCAGTTAAGAGGAAAGTTCATTACTCAACTATCCAAAAGGTGGAGGATAAGTAATATAAAGTCTTCTGACAATGAATTGATATTCAATCAGGTAGACCTTAACAATTCTCCCCCCACCGTATTTGAAGTTGTTTCCTGTCATCCAATGACCGACCCATTTGGAAGATTTTCTCATTACGATGTCACTCTAGAGAGGGTAAACATTCAGAGCAATGATACAGGTTCAAGTTGATTTAAATAATTTCAAGCGGCAGATGAATAGACTAACAAAGACTCTGGAAGGTCTTCCATCAAACAAGAACATGAACAATGTCACCCGAGCCGCTGGATCGATAGCGGCCAAGAGTCTTGTTAAAGATTTTAATTCAATAGCAAAGACTGACAAGAAAAGATACCATCACATTTATGAATGGGATAAAACTGGTGTCGATAGTGCTAGATTATTTAGTGTTCTAAAGTCCGGTGCAAGTTCGAACAATATAACGCTGTCTATAAATTTTAAAAAGTCTAAGGTAAAGGTTCCCATTCCAAAAAGACTACAGAGGCCGGGACCAAACGGAAAAACTGTAACAAGAACTACAGTTTTTAAGAATAAGGCGGAAGCAATGGAGTCGAATCGCCCCTTGTCGTTTGTGGCAAAAAGAAATATTGCCTATACAACAACTGGTCGGGATATTGTTTTCAAACGTAGAGGCACGCTTGTGACCATCAGAAGGCCCGGTGGTGATGCAACCACTGGAGCGGTAGAGAAATTCACTAGGAAATGGGAGAAATCAATGCTTCGCCCAGCCATAATAAATAGTGGTATTTTTGATAAACTCTCAAAAGACATTGCAAAGACAATGAGCAAAGATGGATTCAGTTCTTCGGAGATAACTAGATGTATCACCTCTGTCTGTGAAAAATATGATTATTCTAGGAGAGAGTTCTAATGCCTACCTATTCAAAGATTGCATTCTCAGATATACGATCATACATGTGGGAAGAATTGAAGAATTCTGGAGTAGTATCAATAAATGATTATTGGTCAGAACCACTTAATGCTTATTTAAATCCAATCATTCCAGCACAGCAAGTTCCAGAATTTCAAAACATTCTTCCCGGCGTGCCATACATTGTCTACGACATTGAGACTGACTCATATGATGATGAGTTCTGGATCTGTCAGGAGACTGCCAATCTATATGTTGTGTCCATAAACTATGAAAAAATCTATGAAATACTTGAATTTCTAAAAGATATTTTTAGAAGATTTGATCAATCTGCCCATGATGTGAACAACTTTATTAATCCATCGATTTTTAGATTCTTGAAAATATATGTAGATGGATTGTTGTCTCCAGAATATGGAGATGAAGAGGGCGGGATACAGGCTGGAACAATTAAAATATCATATCAGTATGTTAGAGAGATAGACAATTTTGGAAGGTATTCCAAATAATGCTTTGTGACTCTTCTATGTTATTATGTTAATGAGGAAGTGTCACCAAAATTATTCATAAAATAAAGGTAGGTGAAAAATAAATGGCAGTTGACGTTAGAAACGTAGTGGTTGGTGCAGCCAACCTATTCATAAGTGCTTCCGCAGGAGCAAGTCGTCCCGGTTACAACGGTGCCTCAAATGAATGGGGTGCATCAGCATCAGCAATTACTGGTTCGGCTTCAGAGAGTGCAGCAAAAACACTAAGAGCCGATACAACTAACTGGAGAGAAGCCGGTCTTACAACAGAAGGTCTAGAAGTATCATACGAGCCAAACTATGGTGAAGTTACCGTAGACCAGTTACTTGATGTTGCAAAGATTTTCAAGCAGTCACTTCGCGTGACCATGAAGACTTCATTGACTGAAGCAACACTCCAAAACATGGAACTAGCATTCGGTCAGCAAAATGTTAACTCTTTCACAGCATCCAGTACAACCCTCTCACTAGCAGCAGGGGCACTTGGTGCCGAACCAATTGAAAGAGCACTTATTGCAGTAAGCCAATCTGCTCCTGAAGGAGCAGTTTGGGGTACAGGTGGTTCAGCAAGTCCAACCTCAACACAGTTTACTGAAAGAATTTACTTGGCCCGTCGTGTTGTATCTATGGATACAGTATCACATGGTCTTAAGCGTGATTCAGCAACAGTATTCCCTGTAACATTCCGTTGCCTCCCAGACACTGGGTGGAATGGTTCTGAGTATGGAAAGATTCTTGACAGAATTTACACAACTCAATACACAGCAATATAATATAACTTAATAGTTCTAAGGATTGTCCCCGCCCAAAAGGCGGGGCTTTCTTTTATGTTTTAACCACAGAGTTTGCTATAATTTAGATGAAACCATAGGAGGAAGTCTTGGCAACCACAGTATATGATCAAGTAGAAATACAGTTAACCAATGGCGATGCTGTAAATATTCGCCCACTGCCGATCAAAAACCTAAGAAAATTCATGGATGTAATAAAGAAACTGGATGATTCAAGTATTGAAGATGAAACTGCTGCTATGGATGTATTCATTGAAGCATGTATGGTATGCATGGAAGTTTTAAAGCCGGAACTCGCAAAGGACAAAGACCTATTTGAAGAGTCAATTGAAGTTCCAACTATGATGAAAATTCTTGAAGTGGCTGGAGGGCTTAAACTCAATGACCCAAATCTTCTGGGGGCGGCTCTAGTTGGGACAAACTAGATCTAGCCTCCTTAGAATCAGAAGCATTCCTTCTGGGTCATTGGAAAAATTATGATGAACTTGAGACATCACTCACGATTGAAGAACTCATACTTACAGTTGAGTCAATACGAGATAAAGAACATAGACATCATAAGTTCCTTGCTGCCATGCAAGGAGTCGATCTTGATGAAGAAACTGTCACCAGAGATATCACAACCCTGCAAGGATCATCTGCTGAAAAGGCAGGATTTGGAATTGGTCAGGGGCTTGCATATGAGCGGATTGGCGGGTGATGACTCATGAGTCGCGTAGAACTTAATTTTGTCGCTACTGGCAATTTCTCACAACTAAAGGTACAATTAGATCAAGTCCGTAGAAATGTTGAGCAAATCAACAAACTTTCTATGGGAGTGGGAATTAACTCTGACCAGATATCTCGTATGAAGCAAATGGTTGCTCAGTATGATAAAATAGTTCAATCATCTGGTGCTTTTCACAGAAGCGTGGTTCAGACTCAAGGTGTCACTGAAAAATTTGGTCAATCGCTACAGAATCAAACTTTGAAACTTGGTCAATATTTTCAGGCTATTCGAACAAATTCTGACAAGACGGGCGGTTCACTTAGACAACTGGCTGAGCAGCAAGTAAGGCTTAGTCAGTCTATGATGAGAACGGACCCATTTGTTTCTGGAAGAGTTTATGTAGACACTCCAAGAAAAATAAATGCCATATCTAATGCCACTGCTATTGCTAGAAAACAGCAAGAGTTATATAATCTTACTCTTAGAAATGGCGCTAATGAACTTATTAAATGGGGTAAGAATACTCAATGGGCCGGTCGCCAGTTGAGCGTAGGTTTGACCCTGCCAATTATGATGTTTGGGAAACAAGCATCTGAAGTTTTCATACAATTTGACAAAGAACTTGTTAGAATGCAAAAGGTTTACGGTTCTGCTCTTACTGCGGCATCATCAGGTGCCACACAGCAAATAAGAAAAGATATGACTGGGCTAGCATCTGAACTTGCCAAGGGATACGGTCAGTCTATTGAAATGACGGCAGGAATTGGAGCCGACCTTGCTGCCACTGGTCTAGAAGGGAAAAAGTTAATAGAAGGAACTAGAGAAACTAGTAGACTTGCTACTCTAGGAGAAATTGATAGGCAAAATGCTGTTAAGACTACCGTTGCATTACAGAATGTTTTCAAACTAAGCACAAAAGAACTAACAGAGTCAATTGACTTCTTGAATGCTGTAGAAAACCAATCAAGTCTTACCCTTCAAGATTTGACTGACGCTATCCCCCGCGCTGCTCCGGTTGTTGATGAGTTGGGTGGGTCTTATAAAGATTTGGCTGCTATGATGGCCGCTATGGTTGAGGCTGGTATTCCGGCAGCAGAAGCGGCTAACGCAATTAAATCTTCACTGGCCTCATTGATTAACCCTACTGATGAAACAAGAAAGCAACTAAAGGGATTTGGAATTGACTTAGTGTCACTGGTTGATAAAACTGGGGGAAAGCCAGTAGAAACTTTTAAATTGTTGGCTACTGAAATGGGTAGGTTAGATGATCTTTCACGCGCTAGAGCAATTGAACAAATCTTCGGTAAGTTTCAGTTTGCTAGAATTGCAGCCCTACTAGACAACATCAATACAAAAGGAACCCAGACCGCAAGGGTCTTTGACCTCATGGGCGCAAGTTCACAGCAACTATCTGCCCTATCAGCATCCGAGTTGAAGGCTTTGACCGAATCAGCCAGTGGTAGATATCAAAGAGCGCTGGCCGATCTACAAGCGAACCTTGTACCTATTGGAGAAAAGTTTACAGAATTTTTCACAAGTGTGCTAGAGTTTGTTAATAAAATATTTAATTATTTTAATAAAAATGAACTTCTTCTTAATGTTTTTTCTAATTTGGCGGTCGGGGTCGCGGCATTTGGTCCAATAATTATGACTGCCGGTACCCTTTTGGGTAACTTTGGTGGATTCCTTTTAAAAGCATTCGTCAGCGTCAAGAATTTAATCAATGGTTTTGGAAGTTTTGGCAAGATCGCTACCGCAGAAACATTAGCCGCCGCAAATGCTGCTGAATTATTCAGCGATAAAATGATTCAGGAAGCCGGATCAATAGATGTTGTGAAAGCAGCCCTTCAAAAATTAAATACAGAAATGATTCATCTAATTGCAAATCAAACAAGAAGTGCTGGTATTTCAATGGTTCCCGCCGCTGCTGCACAAGCACAAGCAGCCGCACAAGCGGCGGCAGCAAGTTCAGCAGGAAGAACTGGATCTGGGTATCTTGGTAGCACTTCAGGACAAATAGCATCAGGTGTTAGTAGAGATGTAGTTACTGGGTATCCCGGTCAATTTGCTCACGCTGTGCCTCAGGGCCAACTTACTGCCAGAGGATTAACAAATGCTCTGTCTATGAATCCCGGCACTGGACTATTACTGACGGGAGCCGCTGCTGGCTTGCAGCAGGCAATGAATAAAAACCATATGATGGTAACTCTGTTAATGACAGATGCAGAGGCTGAACTTAAAAGAGCAACTATTTATGCAGAGCAAGCGGGGATCACTCTGGCAGAGGCAGAGGCGCGGATTCTGGGTCATGAGGCTGATTATAGGGCACTATACCCAACTGTTACAACATTAAAATCAACAATGGTTAGATATTCAACTATGCTTGAGTTTGTAGATAAAAAATTACAAACTGCTACAGCAGATGAAAAAAGAAGAATTGAATACGCGGCCAGAGAGATACAGCAAGGGACGGTATTAGGTCAGGGTGCCAGAGTAGCCAAGGGAACTGATATATTACTATCCATTGCTACCCAGACCGCAGGGGGTGCCAGACAATTTGATGCTGCTATGAATAAACTTGTTACTGAATTAGTTGCTAAGGGTGATATAACTGAGGCTGCAATAACATTAGCAACAAGAAACGCTCAATTTACACCAAGCACCAGCGCCTTAAGTCCCTTAACGAGTACGACGGGAAGGGGTAAGAACGCTGGAGGCGTCGGCGGCTTCGCTGCGGCGTATCTTGGAGGAAAGGATATGTTAACCGATCCATCAGAGATGAATAGAACTACACAGTTGAGGCAAGAGCGTGATCGTCAGATAGAGTTAATTAGGCAGAATAATGCTGAGCAGCAAGAGATTAATGCGAAACTTCAAGGCAATGCGGCTGCTATTCAAGCAAATAATGCAGAGTTAAATAAAGCGACTGCCCAACTTCAGGGTCTTGATACTTCAAGAGGGAACTTAATTATGAAGACCCAAGAAGAAATAGCAAAGATGGATAGAAAATCGATGGGCCTGTCAAAAGATATAACCATTCTTGAGATAGGAACTAGGGCTGGAACTCAATATATACTTGCTCAAGAAGGAATGACACAAACTTTATATAGCCGCAAAGAGGGCGAAAAAGCAATTATTGTGCAAAATCAAGAACAAATGATAATTAATGAACAGGGTCAAGAAGTAAGTGCTGTTAAGACAAAGAATCAACTCTTGGCTGTGCAGGCTGAAAAGGCACTTATTGCAGAGATTGAAGTTCTTACTGGCACTTCAGCGGTTCTAGCAGCAAATGAACAAGAACTAACATTAAGCCTAGATCAACTTTCTGCTAGTAGTCAGGCCGCTGCTGCTGGAATGGCATCTAACAAAGAAGAATTACAAAAAGCGGGTCGAATGTTAACTGCGGCATTTAATCAACAAAATATTGCTAGTGAAGATAGAGTAAGATTGATGAGAAACCTTGATCGGCAAGAACTTGAAAGTACTGAAAAAGTTATAATCTATAATGATAGACAAGGAAATTCTATTCTTAGTCTGATTGGTAGTGAGCAACAACTTATCGCAAGTTACGATATGGCTAGTGGGAGAATGGTAAAAACAAATGCTGCTAATGACTTAGAGACTATGGCACGCGAAAAACTTACGCAAACTTATCAGTCTGAAATTGCTCAAGAAAGTCAATTAATTGCTCAAAAAAGACGACAACTTGCCTTCCTAGATGGACAAGCGGCCCTTTTTGCCAAAGATAGCGCACAGGGATTGAGGATTCAAAGTGCGCGGGAAGCCGTTATAGCGGCTATGGAGGCTCATATGGCAACTATAAATTCTCTTTCCGCCGCCGAGGCAGCGCTTGAAAAAGAACGAAGAAAAGACGTAATGCGGTCTAGTGCTAGAGTCAGAGCATCAGCCCTAAAGGATATAAATGAAAAACTCTCTTCTGATCAATTAGCATTAAGCCAAAAAGAGCGTTCTCAAATACTGAGAGGTTTGACAGCACAAGAAATGCTATCTATAGAAGGAGTTGTTGCAGCACAGAACCGCCTAGGTCAACAAACTATTTTCCTTACCAATCAAGTTGGTGAAACTGTTATAGCATATGTGGCTGATGAGTCAGGAGCATTAAGGCGTGCTGGCGCTCCTCCAGTTCCTACGGGTCCATCTGGAGGTGGTGGTGCTGGGGGTGGTTTCGGAACATTTATGCGTCGTCCCGGTGTTGGAATGGGTGCTATGGGAATAGGAATGGCCGCGAGCATGGCAGGCGGTGCTATGGGAAATAGCGCTTTGATGTATGGCGGAATGGCATTATCAATGGCTCCTATGCTGGCTGGCCTTACTGCTGCAACAGGAGGAATTTTAGCATTAGTTGCGGGACTTGGCCTACTAACATTTGCGTTTATAAAACAAGAACAAAACTTTCAAAACTTTAAAAAGGCTGGTCAAGAATCATTCACTTCTAGTAAAATAGCAGCAGAGCATTTTGGCATCACTATTCATCAACTTGCTAGCGCAGAAATGACAGCCTTGGTAGGAGTAACTGACGAAGCAACACAATCAGTAGAAGCGTTGGCTAAAGCATATTCTGAAGCGGGAGATGAAGCAACTAAAAACTTTATTAATCAAATAAAAAATGCTGACCCTGCCGATGCAGCCCAACTTCTCGTACAAAGATACCAGTCAGATATAATTGCTGGGTTTGAAGATCAACAAGCCAGAGAAGATATTGCAGCACTTCTAAAGGCAAGTGGCAGGAATGACATTGCGTTTGAAGTAAATCTAAAAATAGATGAAAAAAACTTTAGTAGTTCAGAAGATGCTCTAAAGCAAAGAATTGCAGAATTGCAGGCTGTTGCAAATAATGCATTGACAAATGCAGATGCTGCAAAAAAGGCTGGTCAGTTTGCAGGAACACCCGGTAAGGGCGGTGGTGGGCAAGCCCAGATAGCCCCACAGGTTGATGTTATCCTTAAACGTAGTAAAGAAGAAGTTGACAGCCTATCTATTTCTATAATGGATGCATTTAGTACAATGCCCCTTGAGAACTTTGGCTCTGCTATGAGAGATGTCTTTAATGACTATTCTGCATTGAATCAAGCAACTGCTGGTCAGGGTGAAATAATGACTGAGCAGTTTAATTCATTGGTCGATCAGGTAGAAAAGGTAAGTCCAACATTAGCAACAGCAATGATCGAACTTGGTAATGAGGGAGATGTATCTTTTTCAGCAATTTCTCAGGCCGCTGGTCTAGCAATGAGAGGAGTGATAACAGACATTGAAACATTTAGAAGAGCGGCGAAAGATCCTGTATATATGGACTTTATTATTAGAACATATCAGAATTCACAGGCAGTCAATGACATAGCAGGCAGACTTGCTGAAGATATAGCAAATGCAAACTCCGGTACTGGAAGTCCAGATGCTACCGATGCTGGTGGTTCTGAGGATAATCGTGTAGGAGAATTAAAAGCACAATTTGCACAGGAAGATAAACGCAAGGCTGAGGATGATGCTATAAAGTCTAAGTACGATAAACTTGCTGAGGCTCAGGATAAGGTTATTGAAAGAATAAACAAAGAGCGTGATGCCCGTCGTAAACTCAAAGAAGAGCAACAGGCAAATAATGACTTCATGCTTACTGAGATGGGTCTTAAGAAACAGATTAATGAAGCACTTGCTACAGGTGACCTTGCTGGCGCTGCTCTCTTGCAGCAACAATTAGCCAATGAGCAGGATAAGAAGGCTGCTGATGATAAAGAGAAGAGACTTACTGCTTCTGAAGATAAGAAAATTTCGGCGGCTGAAAGAGAAAAGAAAAGCATCGAAAGGCGTAGAGATGCTGAAATTAAGGCTCTTGAGGCTAGAAGAAAGGCTGAGGACCGTGCCAAGCAATTGTCTGATGCTGCCAAGCAATCTGCCGATGCAGCAGCCAAGTCTGCTGCCGCTCAAGAAAAGCAACAGACTGAGGCGGGAGAAACTGCAAAAACAATGCTAACCCAAATTCAAGATAAACTAAAACTTGTATATTTCAGCACGCCAGAAGCAGCGTTAAACGATAGTTTAATTGCCAAATTACGCGATCAACTTGTTGATATGGGTGTTCCTGCGGAAGTTGCAAATGCCTATATTGCTGAATTGTGGGAAAAGACCACTAAGGGTAACTTTGATTCTACAAAGTTTGACAATCTAGTAGAAACTTTATCGGGTGTTGCCAGCGCCGCCCAAGTAGCCGCGTTGGCCAACGATGTGCTTGCACGAACTGCACAGGGGGAGGATCTTCAAACTGCAATAGGAAACGCTATTTCTTCTTATCTATCTGCCAATGGAATCAGGAGTGAGGGACAGGCCACAAGAACATCAGAATTGCTTAGGGCAGCATTAACTGGGGCCTTAGATAAAAATAATCCTGCTAATCGTGCTGACGGTGGACCAATTTATGGACCGGGTGGACCAAAAGACGACAGAATTCCTGCAATGCTTTCTAATGGTGAATATGTAATTCAAGCAGATTCAGTTGGTCATTACGGAACCGGCTTCTTTGATGCTGTTAATGCTAAAAAGTTTGCTACTGGCGGTAGCGTTAAGGGTAGTGGTCCCGGCTCTATTAATGGAAGGCAAGACTCTAGTGATCTTTCAACAGCAGCAGTATTTTCTAGACAATCTATAAGAACATATAGTAGCGCACTCGCGCGTGGATTAAGAGAAATACAAAATCCAACAGAGAGTTGGTATAGATTATGTCAAAAATTGGCACGAATAATAGCCGGGGCGGAGCCGTTTGGACTGTCTGCCCTCAAAGCATGGCAGGGTACTCCGTCAAGACATCGGCATAGTGGAACACCACCGGGTGGTTCTATTGCTTACTGGGGAACCAAAGATCCCGGTCATGCTGCATGGGTAATAGGTAAAAGTTCTTCAGGAAGAACTGACATTGTATCTAATGACATTAGAAGAAAGGGTAAGGCTGATCGTGTTTCATGGTCAACAATAAATTCTGAATGGGGCATGCCATATTTAGGATGGATAGATTGGACTCCATCTGGAACTCTACCAATTCAATCTGGAGTTACTAGGCCAAGACCCGTACAGCCACCTACTCCATCCCGTACTACTCCTAGAACTACAACTCCAAATCCGCCACCAACTCGTCCCCGACCAGCAGGAGTAATTCCTTTTGCAGCCGCTACTGGAACAGCAAAAGTAACTTCAGACTTCTCTCCTTCAGCAAGAAATATAACTAGTGCATTGAATATGGGCGGCATGGTTATGCCTAAGTATCACTCAGGAGGAAGAGTTGCTTATGCTAAGGGCGGTGAAGTTGCTGCATTATTACAATCTGGAGAAACAGTTTTGACCGGCCAGTTGACAGATAAACTCACCCCCTTGCTTGAATCAATTGCAGATGGTAAAATGGGTATGGGAGATATAACTAATCATATTGTTATCAATGGAGCAAACAAGTCTCCCGAACAGATTGCAGATATTGTTATTAGCAAGATAAACTCTACAATGAGCAGACAGATTAGAACTAATAGGGTGATGTAATGGCGTTTCAACTGGCCCCGGCCATTTTTTTAAGAGGTTTATATCCTTCAACAGCAGCGACTAATTATTTCATGCTCTCTGATCATTCAAGGGCACCCTTACAGTTGGGCTTTGAGAGATATGAAAAGTCTGTACAGATGGCTAATGGTGATACTAGAAAATTTGTTGTTGCTGGTAAAAGAAATTTGTCGCTTTCGTGGTCAAGTTTGCCAACTACAGCATCTATGACTGTTGATAATGGGGCGGGTGCAAGAGACTTGCAATTATTTTATAATAATAATTATAATACTACGCTTACAGGATACATCTTTGCCGATTTAGCAGGATCAGGAACAGCATTATCTACTGGTTTAGTTATTAATCCAGCAGCAGGAGGTTCAGTGACTACAATGCCAACAGCATCACCCACAAATAGTACATCGGTAAACTTCTACATAGATTCTTTTTCTATTACAGTTAATAAAAGATATTATGGCGGCGGTACAGCAATCACTGGCAAGTATGATCTATGGGATGTGTCCTTGACACTTAAAGAGGTATAA